TAGCCACCTTAGGGCTTACTGAGTCAATAGTTCCAATACCTGATATTCCTGCAAATGTAGCCCAAGTCATATCCCCTCTCAAATAATTACTACCACTGCCTCCACTTGCTAAGTCATCAGCTACTAATGCTCTGAATGTTGGATTAGCTGCTGCACCTGTGGTTGGGCCTGCATATACTTTATTAGCTAATTGCGGCTCAACTCTGTTAACTTCAAATTGTTCTTGAGCAACTCCTTGAACTACCTTCCAAAACTTACCATTCTCATTGGTTACTATTATATCTCCATCTTTAGCATTGGTCACTACTGCGGTGCTACCTGTGGATTGAAATGTAAATTCAGGGTCTGATGCGGTATAATTCCCCATCGTTTCAGCATTTAATATAACTGCACTCTTGACCATTGCGAATGCTCCACCGCTTGTGCCGATGATATCACCAATAACTCTTATATCATTGTCTAAAATAGGCACATCTATATATGGATATACATCTTTATATATATCTTTAGTAGTTATCTTAGTACCTACTTTTTTTGTTGTTGCACTTAATGTACCTACGTTTCTATTTATAATTACCCATTGACCACTCCACTCATCTGTATCTAGACTAAATGAGCCTCCGTTAAAAAAAAGAATATAATTAAGTGAATTTATCGTAAAATATATAGCTTGATGTGGCTTATACTCGCTTCTAATAAATAAAATACCACTATATAATTTTAATGGGTCTGCTCTGTGTTCTAAATATGAATTAGCTAATTTTTGAAGTAAAAAGTCTTCAGTATCACTATATAATAATGGCTTATATCTCCAATTATTAAGTGAATTTAACCAAAATGCACCATTGAAAACTTTTAATGCACGATTATTCTTAGTAGTTCCTGTCGCATCACCTATATAAGTATCAGGGGCTTCATAAATAATATTTGATTGATTGCTATTAGTGGCTTCATACTTCAGCCCTTCGGCATCGGTTGAGCTTCCACCAATTAAATAATTTACTTGGATGTCAATGTTTATTTTACCTTCATCTCCACTTACAAATACATCATTTACCGCCCAAATCCTAAACTCGGCTTGTGTTTGATTCAAAGTTGCATTATATGGTAATTGTAAATATTTATTAGATGGGAAAAGTTGAACTATATATGATAAAATCGGACTTAATCCTGTGCCGACTATATTTATTACATCTCCAAATGCTGATGCTCTTAACCCATTGGTGTCTATATTAGTTATATATCCACTTCCATTAACCGTATTACCTTTTTTATATATATAATCACCTCCCAAATTTACCTCAAATCTGCTTATATTATTTACAGCAAAAGGCAAATCCATAATTACTCTATATCTTGATTTTTGACCTCCGTTAAAAGGCATTATCACATATCCATTGGGTATAGATAACCAATTAGTATCCGCAGGTGTGCAAGTGTATGGGTCTACTCCTGTTGGGTTTACATTTTTATTATTAAGCCAATATGAAGATGTCCCATCTGTTACCTCCATTACTAAATATACCCATTTGCATTTTTTTAATAAAGCAGGGTCTGACACATCAATATCGAATACTACCTCTACCTTATCTCCTGTATTTGGGATAATATCACCGACAAAATAATTGAGATATGAAGTAATTAATCCTAACCCAAATCTATCGGTCATATATGGACTAGTAACTTGGAATATTGGACTTCCTTCTTCAGGGTTAGTCCTTAATGTTGATGGGTTTCTAAATGTTATTTGAGCCTTTTTTAAGGCCACATCAACTTCTAACAATGGGTCAACTGACCACTCATAATCATCCCCATCATAAGTGATGGTATTATCGTAATCTAATTGGCTTGTTTGGTTGCCTATGTCGTTATAAAAATATTCAGTCCAATCACCTGGATAATTATAAAAACGTATATCTACAACTCTATATATACCATTACTATATAAAACCTTTGAATTTATAATAGTTAAGAAATTTTCTAATACTTGATGATAGGTTAACGTATATCTCCCCTTTTCATCAGTAAATGCTTGGGTGTTAGCTTGGGTATTATACCATAAATCATCGGCATCACTTGTAACTGAATTATATATAGGGCTTGCAGTTGAAAATAATTTGCCTGATGGCATATAAAACTGATTGCCCAATGGATATGCTTGTAAAAAAAACTCAGTTAAAAAGTCTGTGAATTTATTATATCCAGGTACTAAATGTATAAAATTAGCAGGGTCAAACATAATATTTTGCAAACCACCTAACCAATCCATTGCCTCTAATTTTATATATGGTGGGTTAGAGTTCTGCTCAAATTGAATACCTTGTGAATTTAAAGAACCACCCCAATATATATCAGCTCCTTTATAAATTAATATATATACTATCTTATCTTGCTTGGCAATTAAATTCATAATTGCAGTCTCAATAGTGCTATTTGTAACCTTAATAGTTACATTGCATTTACTTGCTCTAATTGCACTATATATATTTGAATCTTGACTCCAATCTATAATTGCTCCAGGCTTATCTAATTCAACTTTTGTTGAGCTCCCACTCCAACTCATATCATGTAGCTCAAAATGATACTCAATACCAGAGTTTTGTCCGTAAAAATTATCTGAGTGAAATCTCTTAGTAGGCATTATATATATTTATTTTTGCAAATGTAATACTTTTTTAACTTCTCCCATTAATTCTTCTATAATTAGCCATTGACCTACTTGATGCCATTACTAATTGGCTTCCATATAAACTACCATATACTTCTACCTTTTGTCTACCTCCTGTTTGACCTAATATATCTTTAAGTTTGCTCAGTGGTGCAATTACCTCAGGGTTTGAGTGAGCATTTCCATACTCTCCAACATTAACAAATGAATTACCGTATGCTATACCACCTTCAGCAAGTCCTTTAGCTTTCTTTTGACCAAAATTAGCACTTGTTTGCTTAACTATATGACCTGCTGCTATTAATGCTATACCTGCTGCGATAGCGACATAAGGGTTTGAGATTGCCTTTTTGAACGCATCCATAGCGAATCCATATGCTATTAATGCCTTACCGATTGTCATTGCAAAGTCTGCTATTATTGCCAATACTGACGAGAAAAAAGTCTCGCCACTAAAGTCGCCTGTAAACATCTTGCCTATACTTTCGCCTACTAATAATGCAGTATCCTCAAATGATTTAGCAACTGCTCCATTCATGGCTTCAATTTGTTTGACTGCCCCTGGGGTTTCTTCAGCTAAATCTTTATAAAAACGATTCATCTCACCTTTATCTCCTCCTTTATTCATTGGAGGAAGTGGGACTGCTTTAGGTGTCAATAATTCTAAAGTCCTCTTTGCTTCTTTTGCTATTCTTTCATTTTCTTCCCTTTGTTTTTTTGCTTGTGCATATTGAAACGCGACCCTCTTTAATAATTGTTCGTTATGTTCTTTAGTCTCTTTTTCTAAATTTTTCTTATAATCTTCAGCTGCTTTTTTATTTATTTCAGCTGTTTTTTCTTTTTTATCTTTAGCTATTTTTATTTTTTCTTCTAAACTTTTCTTGTCTATATCTTTTATAGATAATTCAAATGATGCTGCTTTATCTTTAAGTTCAACTAAAGCTAAATTATTTTCATCTATTACTTTTTTTGCTGATTCTTTGGTAGCTTTTACATCAAATATTTTATCACTTATCCAAGCTCCAAGCACACCCAATGATGAGTTTTGTAAACCTGCTTTAACTAAATTTCCATTTTCAATTGTTGATGCTACCTTTTGTTTTTCTATGTCAGCAGATTTCTTAGTTTTATCTTTTAAATCTTCTAAAGATTTTTTTGATGCATCTAATTTTATTGCAAGTATCTCTTTTTCACTTTTACCCTGCAATTTATATATATTTGATGATGCTTCAATTATTTTCAGTTGATAAAGACTTTCTGATGATTGTTTCTCTGATAATTCTAATGATTTTTTTTGTGATGCACTTACCCCATCAACTGCTGCCATTACATTATCCCAATTAGCTGCTAATAAACCAACTGCTGCAATTAATAAGCCTATACCTGTTGCCATCATTGCTTTTCCAAACCCACTCATGCCTGTTGTCATTGCAGTAATTTGAGTTTGTAAAGCCCCGAATGCATCTTTAAGACCACCCAAGGCATTTAACCCTTGGCTCATAGCCATAAGGCCTTGTAATTTAGCCATTGTTTTTTGAGCATTTTCGCTTTCAATTCCAAAGGCTGCCATTCCACCTTGAATTGCCATAAACCCACCTGCTGCACCTTGTAAAACACCGCCTAATGCCTTAAATTTAGCATCAGGATTCATAGCATCAATAGCTTGAGCAACATCTCCCATCTCATCTTTTAAATTAGCTGCTTTTTGAGCTGCTGTAATAAATTGAGGAGACATCCTACCAAACTCTTCTGATGCTTTTTGAGCCTCAATTGTTGCTGCCCTTAGTTGAGTCCTTAAACTACCTCCTGCTTTTTTTCCTGCATTTTCTCCTGCTTTCCCTGTGTTATCAAATGAAGATTGGACATTGCTTAATGCCGACTTCATCTCGCCAACTGATGTCTTAATTGAGTCGCTTAATTTCTTATCGGTTTTCTCAATTGATGCCGCAAAATCGGTCATCATTTTACCTGCCGCTTCTAATGCTTTAGTAAGTGGCCCCAAACTCGCATTGAGTGATATATTAAGTTGTTTACCTGCCATGTTTTTATATAATTTTTACCACTTGCTTGTAAGTTCTGAAATCAATTTTTTATCCTCTTCTGTAAATGTGCCTGTTGTTGTCGTGCTATCCCAATGAAATGGAAATATATCCTGGGGATTAATATATTTTTTTAACTTAGTATTAATCTGAGTGCTCCAAAACATTCGATTATATTCTAATTCGTGCCTCCTATATTGGTCTTTACCTAATATATAATTGTGCCACTCACGAGGAGTAATATTATATATATATCCTATTTTAAGACCATAATAAGCAGCAGACTGCTCTAACTTATCAAAGTCTATTTTCTCTTCTTTGGTGCGGCTTTCGTTGCCGCTTTCACGTTTGGGCTTTCTTCAACTTTTGGAAGGTCATTGGTCAATGCTTGCATATATGCTTCAAAATCATTTATATTTATATATTCAATAAAATCATCCTCATTAAATGGGCATTCAATCTTTTCAATTATGCACCCTGATTTAACCCCCTCATAAATACATTGAATAAAAAAATTAAAGTCATTTTTACCGACCATATCCATAGCTTTAGTAAGGTCAATACCTTTACTCATAAGCCTTTGTTGAGCTCCAAAACTAAATTTAAAAGGGTAAATTTTACCGCTAATATTAATGTGCTGTGTCATATTAATATTATTAGTTAGCTGCTTCACTAATTGCACCTGTTAATTGAAAGTTACAAGATATCTCAGTATTACCTTCAACCTCGCCTGTCATTGTTACATCAGTTGCATAAGCAGTTGCGGTATAATATTTAGTTCCAACATCAGTTGGCCCAAACTTCAATGTTACTGCTGTGCGAGCTACTAACATGGCAAACATATCTTCGAAGTTATATGAGCCTGCTGGGTCATGAAATCCTTTGAAGTCAATTGTCCCACTTAACTTGCTCTCTTGAAAATTACTCCAACCTAATGAGTCTTTATTGGTTGTTTCTCTAGTTCCCATAGCAACCTTGAGGCCTGCTGATGTGCCTAGTGCCATTGATGTTGCACCTATTAGTACTTTGACTAATGTGCCATTTTGAATGTCTGCCATTTTTGTATATAATTTATTTGGTTTGTTTTAATTTTTTTTTAAAAAGCTACAAGCCTCAATCAAGAGGCATTGCAGCCGACACAGCACAAGATTTTATTCGTTGTTTTTGCTTGTTGTAGTGCCTTTTTTTTCTGAATTTACCACCTTTTTATTAGTTGCATTTTCAATTTTTTTAGGTAGTTTAATTGACTTTGCATCAACTAAAAAAACCTCTTCTAAATGGTCTGCGAATTTTACTGCAAAATCTGTATCAAGTTCAATAACCATATCAATGGGTAATACTCTACCTAATGGTTTAATCGGTTTTAAAATCTTATATGTTTTTGTCATTTTTTTTATTAATTAATTTACTTATAAAAGTCTGTTAGTTCTAAATATAAAGTCCATAGATTTGCCAAATACCCCATCATTATTTGCTGAGTCTACATAAGGCTCTGTCTGCTCACTATCAAATACACATGATTGCCATTGCAAAATACCATCTGTATTGAATGGGCTTCCACAAGTGCCGCTATAATCTAATGCACTTCTAACATAGTCACTCAACTGCTCAACATCATTAACGTTGGCTGCATACATATTTATTTGAACTCTAACCTTATCAATTGGGCTTGGCCCTTGCTTGGTATTGCTCGGTGTTGAGGATAGCACATTAATAATTATATAAGGTAAACCAATATTGCCCTCATACGCTATATCTTTTTGAGATATATATACTCTGTCAGCACATAAAGTACCTGCAAAATTATCGTTTAACCTATTATATATTTGTGTTACTAAACTCATTTATTCCATTTATCCTCTATGATGTTGCCTAAATTCTTTGCCATACTTTCAAGTGCAGAAGTCTTATTAGCTTCATATGCTTTTTGCTCTATTAATTTACCTGGTACTTTTACACCATTTCTTAAAGTAAAACCCAACTCAATTAAGTGAGCATGATTCGCTCCACCTTTGCCATACTTAGCACCGATAGTTAGCCCATTGCTCCTCTTCCTTTTTACATAACCATATGACTGCTTTAATCTGCCTGTTTTAACAGGTATATTTGAATGAATATAATTTATAATTCTATCCCCACTTGGCTTGATAGCTGCTTGAATTTCTGCCCCACTTAAATTTAGTGCCTTAATACCTTTGATTATATCTTCAATACCTGTTACCATTAATGTACATTGTTATTAATTAATGTTGCGACTATTTTTGAATATCTATTACGACCATATTCAGGCATCTCAAAAGCTCCATCAATCCTATAAACATTTTCATCCATTACTAACTGCATATTTGGGTGTAATGTTGGTGCATCTTTTGAATTGATTATAAATTCAACCGATGTACTTAATTGTGGTGCATCTGCTATGTCTGAACGATTGCCATTTTTAGTGATGAATTTAGCCCTAATATCACTATATAAATTTGTAAAAGAATACTCCATAGAACCTCCGCTATTAGCTGAGTTCCTTTGCTTTATCGTTACAATTCTATCAAGTAATCCAGGATTCATATTTAGTTAAATAATTTAGTGCGTTCCATGTCTAATAAGGCTCTAAAACTAAAAGGCAATTCACCACTAATTATAGTCCCTGTTGCAACTATATCTCTATTATTATATAAGTGTGCTGCAAGTATTGTGATGGCTTGGTATATGTTTTTTGGAATGTTTGCATTTGACCAACCACAGGTATATTCTACCACTAATGCATCGAATAGTGTTGTTATTAATGTAGGTCTATTGATTATTTGTATTCTCAACAACCCATCAACTATTGTATAAGTATAATCTGTATTTTTTACAAGTGTATCATATACATTTATTTCAGTTGCTATATATACATATAGCCCTTCATTTCCATCTATCCCTGATGCCCCTCTTATAAATGGGCCACGAGTAACCCATATAATATTATCAATTGGTAATTCATTGGTGCTATAAGTAATGACTTGCTCGTTAATATACTTACTTAAATAATCTTGCACATAGTTCTGAGCCGCATGACTTAAAGTTAATATCAAATCATCATCACTATTGTGACTTATATTCAATTGTTTTTTTATGTCTGAAACCGAAACTATTAATTCATCATAGTCC